GAATACGAGCTAGGACATCTCTGTTAAGGTTTCTAAGACGCTCAACCTCGTTACACAATGCCAAGATGTAGTTGCGAGTAACTGAGTATTCGTCAGTCTTCGCATACTCTCTAGCTGCGTCTAATAAATCTTGTTTCTGTTTATAGCTCATGGCTTCTTTCCTAAATATTTTATAGCATTCATAAGAATAGATACATTATCATAACACTTCCCAAGAATAGTGTTGCAATTAGTGCATAGAAGTCCTCTAATAGCTTGTGTTTCATGACAATGGTCGACATGAAGTGCTGTTGCAGGTGTCTTTGCTCTTCCTTGCGAAACTTCTGTCTCATGTTTTCCGCATATTGCACAAGAACAGGATTGCTCTTCTCTAAGCTTGTTATATCCTTCGTAGTCAATCCCATAGCGTTTAAGCCTTTGAGACTTAGCCTTTTCAGGATTGTTATGATACCAAGACTGATTACCAAGACGATGTAGCTCTCTTTTACCTGGTTTTGCCAAATACTTTTGACGACGGCAAACCATGCAAGTTGTGTCCCTGTATTCTCTAACAACATTTTGTTTATCCTTCTTTTTAGTGATGCCAAACTTATCGTCAGGCAACTCATTTTTACAAACTCTGCATTTTCTCATACTATCTCCTTTATTTGACCATACACAATGCTACCACAAGTCAAAGAAAATGTCAAGTTATAATTCATCAATAATCTCTAACATACGACCAGTTGAGCCGTTATATAAAAGATGTCCCGCTCCTCCTGTAAAACCTGAATAGCGGTTCTTCAAGACCTTAATCTTAGTAGTATTGCGTTCTATTGGGTCTTCGGCTTGTCCGTTTCTTTCAAGACCGATAACAATGTCGCTAAGTTGGGCTATTGCACCAGAGCCTCTTAGTTGAGCGAGGCTTGTCGCAGCTCCCTCTTCATGTCCACGGTCGCTCGGTCTTTTGAGATGAGAAACGCATATTAAACTGATTCCAGTCTCCTGGACAAGCATTCTTAAACGAGTCATGATAGCGTCCAAAGCCTTTCTTTCGTCTCCTACATCTCCTCCGCTCACGATTATAGAAATATGGTCGAGCATGATGTAGCCACAGTTAAGACCTTTAGCCATATATCTCACTCGATTGACGATATTGTCAAGGCTACTAGAACCAAAATGGTCGAAAAGATATAGCCTATCAGTTCCAAGTGTTCTATCAAAAGCATTCTTTAGCTCCTCTGGTGTTATTTCCACATCGGGTAAATGAATCGGTTTATTAACTGCCAAAGACATGAGGGAACGAGCTGTCTTACGGACACCTTCCTCAAGAAACATAAGTCCGATGTTGTCATTTGTTTTGTTAAGTATGTGCCAAACAATTTCACGGAGAAACTGCGACTTCCCAAGACCACTTCCTGCAGTGACCATGACCAACTCGCCTTTTCTGATGCCATAGGTGAGTTTATTAAGTGCTTCATATGGATAGTCACAATCAGCCTTCTCAATAGGTGTTGATACAACTTCCCAGAGGGAGTTACCTTGAATAATGCCATCAGGAATATAATTAGGAGATTGCCACCAAGCATCAACATATTCTTTAGCAGCACCAGCCTTAAGGTAATCGCAAGCATCTTTAAAATCCTTTCTGTGTTTTAACACCTTTACTTTACCGCCAAACAACTCAGCGACTGATTGAGCTGCTTTGCGTCCAGCTTCATCAGCATCAAAGTCAAGCACAACAGTTTCAAAGCTATCAATGTATTCAAAGTTAGCCTTACAGTCCTTCAGAGCTGCTGCTGCACCGTTGCGGATACTAACAACCGCATACTTAGAGCCTTGCATCTGATAGCTTGCTAGAGCATCTGCTTCGCCTTCACAGATTGTCAATGTTCTACCGCCTTTGGCAAACAACTGCTGACCGAACAAAGTAGCGTCTTTGAACTCACCTGAGATAGAGAAGTTCTTTGTAGGCACATCTCTGGTCTTAATCGCCACCATCACACCATCAGCATCAAAGTAAGGGTAATAGTGCTTGCTACCTTGTGGGTCTTGCTTTACTCCATAGGTTAAGCAAGTAGTCTGAGAAATACCACGATTAGAGATAGCATTAGTAGAAGCATTGTCATAGAATTTCAAGTCCTTGTTCACTGGTTTAGTTTCCTTCTTGTTAAGCTCGATAGAGCCATCTTCATTCTTGTATGTTTCACAGACAAAACAGTAGGTGTGTCCATCGTCATACAAACTGTTCGCATTGGACGAACCGCAGTTGTCACAATTGGTATGTTTTACAAAGTTAGATTTAGTCATTTAATCTTTTACCTCTATTTGATATTGCTTGATGTAGTCCAAAGCACATTCTAGTTCTTCTTTAAATCTAAAGAACTCACCTAAAAGATGCTCATTCTTACGAACAATCTTTAGATTTCTTTCTTCAGCTTTTTCCAGTTCATTCTCAGCCATATTCCAAGCCATCTTGTATTTATTCAACTCACCTACAAGTCTGCGAATCATGGCAGATGCTTTAATACACTCTGTATAAGCACTACCCATTGAATCCAACTCTTTAGCTAGTTGCCATGCTTCCGTGTGAAGCGAAGCTTTCACATCGTCAAACTGTTTGTTTGATTCTTTCATGTTCATTTAACACCAAACTTTCTTTTAAGTCTTTCAAAGTCTTCATCGTGCAAGACATCATACAGGAAGTATTCTAGGGCTTCCCAACACAGGAAGAAGTGAGCATCAAGCCCATCATCTTTAATCTTCTTCAATATCTTGTCAGCCTGTTCAATCTTTAGTTTAGTTGCTTCGTCCATCATCTTAATATCTCCAATACTTTTTTAGCCCACTTGATATGTTCTAGGTTTTGCATACGAGCCTTGTCATGACTTAGCTCAGGATAATCGTTAGCAATATCTTCTAACACCGTAGTGAACTTATTGAGAACAACTGCTGCTTCTTCTAACAAATCCGCTATGCGGTCTGGTTCGTTGTTTTGCACAGATTTACGAGTGTCTATCTGTCGTCTAATCTCTGCTCGCTTTAGTAAGCGATAAACTAAATCACTCATCTTTCTACCCCTTGTCTTACCCTGTTCGGGAATCTGTCTTCTAACCAAAAGCATCTGCGTTCATAGTTCTCGCTGATTGCCCTGTATCCTACCCATGTCGTAGCACCCTGTCTGTAAGTGGTGCAATGGTCTATATTGTCCACATAGTGAGCCAACGAACCATAAGCAAAACCACCCATAAAGGTTAAGACAAAGCCAAGAACAAGTAGAGCTTCTTTCATTTAACAGGCTCTAAGTTATCTAGCTTGTTGTTTACGATACTAGCTAAATCCGACATAACATCATCATAGCCATACTTTAGCACTAGTTCGGCAGTATCGTTTAAGACATTGTGTCTAAAGTATTCGTCAAACTCTTCTTTGGTCATTGTGTGTAAGTGAATCATCATTTCTCCTTTGTGTTGATACATAGTAAAGAAGACAAGAACAAAAAGTCAATAGGTTTAGACAAAATAAAGTTCTTGACAACATTTACAAACATCGTTATAATACTTTTTCCTACATAGCCTATCTTTAGATTGCTTCTTGATGTAGCTTGTTCTCTATAGAGTGTCATCATAGTACTACTATATAGGTCTATATAGAGGTGTGTACACCCTAGTGTATTAACGCTCATCCCACATATCCTTATATAGGTCATCTTCAGGTTCATCGTAGAAGTCATCGTCATTGCCATCAAGTAGGTCTTCCACTAAATCAGTATCAACCTCTGACATCAAGTCATATCGAACATCGACAGGTATGTTTGTATCCTTAAGACAAGCAGAACACATCTCAATGAATTGCTTTGATACCGCATGACGAAGAGTCACCTCATAATCAGTCAATGTTGCATTACAGCATGAACATCTCATAGTTGTTTCTCCTTAAGATAATTACCCCATTGGTCTGCCATAGCATCAGCGATGCCCTGGAAGGTCTTATTACGCATTTTCTCACGCTCTTTAGGTGGTAGCAAGCTACTTTCATAAAACCATTGACTCATTCGTTTACCGCTCTTAGCAGTCCAAATACCGCCTTTGTCCACGATATTAGTAGGCTTTAGCAAAGGCAAGTCTTTTAACCATAAGCAAGTAGCCTTAGTTGTATCGTGTCCATACTGCCAAGGCTGAATGATTTGATTAGGTTTACGATAAACACTAGACATAATCCCAATAGGGTTTTCAATTGCATAGTGAGGTATATTGCAGTCAGCCAAAGCCATAAAGAAGTCTATGCCTTGTTGTTGTCTGCCGTCTGCTCTCTTCTTAGCAAAATGTCTAGCACCACTCACCGCTAAATGTGTGCAAGGTGGGTGAGCAATCATTAAATCAAAGCCATCGTTAATGATGTCAAAAACATCACCTTGATAATGCGGTCCAGGTGTGTCTGTTGGCTCTAAATCACACGACATAGCATCAAAGCCTCTGGCGATGAATGCATCTCTTACAGACCCACTAAACTCACACGCTACTAATACTTTCAAAATACCTCCTAGAATCAATTTAAATTATACTACCTAGCCACACCCATTAATACACCCATTTACACCCAATACAGAGCGATTTAGAGCGTTTTATAGGCATTATCAGAATAAAGAGTATCCCACTTTCTTAATAGCTTGCTCATAAGCACTGATTTTAGGCTTTGGCGGTGTCTTAACTGCTACCAAATAGTCCCCTTCGGTCATGTATTTTACCGCCTCTTCGTGCGACATAAAGATTCTGACTAAATCACCCTCTGAATCTCTTAATTCGTATCGTTCAATCATAAATTAGCCTCTGTTAATTGTATCAATGCCTCTTCAATAGCCTCATTGTCTAAACCCTGTATATTAGACCATAAGAGCTGATTATAGCGGATATAGTCCTTAGTTTCATGGTCATATTTAGCGATACTGTATAGACTACGCTGTAATAATTCTCTCTTATCCATAGTGACCCCTAGTAATACCCAATTCTTTAGAATACAGCAGGAATTGAGGGTTTTTCTTAAGTAACATAGTTAAATAACGGTCTTTGTTGCTTGCTTTGTTTAAGTCCACTCTGTAATAGCGTTTCTTCCCTTTACCTTGCTTTCTAGGTGTGTAAGGCTTTAAAGGCTCTACAAAGCCATAAAGAGATACTAGCCTACTCTTACCTGTGATTGTCTTTTCAACAGCCTTACCGACGCATATAACGGCTTTACGCTTCTTTAGGTGAGTTAAGACGCAATGAACTAGATTAGGCTCATCTTCAACCCCTAATTCATTGACTAGCTGCCGACCTGTCATATTGCGTTGTTTAAGTAGTGATATAACTTCTTTTGTGATTGTGCTCATGGTTTAACCTCTTAAAATTGTTGGAATACGATAGTGCCTTGCTCAGTCGTGCCACAAACGCTTGTGTGGTCGTGCAAGTAATCTAAGACATTGTTTAATTGATTGCCATCATCTTCCACAGATAGCCCATAGGCATCAATGACCTCTTGTGGTGTCATTTCTGAGTAGTCGCAACAGATAGCGATAACATCAAGCTCAATCTCCCAACCTGTGTCTTGTTCAAGCTCTAGCAGATAGTCATAGATAAGCTCTAGAGCCTCATAGCTAAATTGTGAGCCTCTATCCATACTGACAAAAGCCTGGTGAAAGTCGTTAAAATATACTGTTTGTTTCATGTTATTCCCCTAATAGTTTAGATTTTGCTACTTGATAAAGTTTCTTTACTGATTCATTTGACCAATAATCTACATCTTCAGCAATCAAATCATCTGCTGATGCAATCATCAAATCTCTGACCAAAGAATCATCATCATCTAAGACTGTGAATTCTCTGTCATACCATTTGATGAAAAAGTCCAATACCTCTTGTTTAGTTGAGATTCCTGTGAGCATGGTGTGATTCTCCTGTTAGTTAGTCTGTGTTAGTGCTACTGCGAACAAGTAGCCAAAGGCAAGAGCCAATGACAATAAAACAATGGTATTGATTGCTAGGTTGATTAGTTTCTGTTTCATGTGTGTTTCTCCTGTGTTGTTAGTGATACTGTAAAGCCCATTACTGACATGAGCCTTACAGGTGTGAATTTAGACCCAATACTGATACTTCTTAATAAACTTTTCCTGCCTTACTTTCCAGCCGTAAGTAGTTGCATAAACTACATAGCGAGTAGTTGAACGAATCATGTTGCTATTAGTCAAGAGATGTGCAAATGCATCAGCATCTTGTTCTTTGTTAAATAGCAATACTTCAAGATTGATTTTAGACATGGTGAAACCCTTTCAAGTGTTGTTAATGTGATAGTAGTTTAGGTGGCAATACTTACACAAACCTGACAGAATCCCTATTCTTTCATTGTATTTAGCTATGAAGGCCTTCTAAACCGATAGATTTTAACTATGTTATCTTATGTCTTATATCTTATGTCTTATATAAGACTGTGATGTCTATGTTAGTAGATGCTAACTTAGTCTAAGGTGTATCTGTATAGGTGCAACATTGCCCTACACAATCATTGAAACTGGCATGATTCTTGCTTATGTCTATAATGGTCTATGATGTAAGCACTTACTAACTTAGCTCTGATGTCATGTAAGTAAGCACTAACTAACATAGGGGGGTGGGGGTGACTGTGTTGTTGTAATGTTGCGGTAGGCTCTATAGCACACAAAAGAGTAGAAATGACCTATATTGCACTGCAGTATATGTTATTGAATAATAAAGGAATAATGCTGTAATGCAATAAAGTAATAAAGGCTGTGATGGACACTGCACACTTTAGGTCCAGCGGAGTACCAATAATGCCTATGAAGCCCCGCTGTGCTCTTTAGGTTCTATAGAGACTATATAGACCCTACAGAACACTACAGTATTAAATAATGCTTGACAAAGTCTCAAAAGTATGCTACACTCTCCTCCATTGAACAAACAACAACGAAACACTCTATATAGTATCTATAAAGCCCCCTGTCGGGAGACACCATATAGAGACTACCGTAGGTTAGGTTACGAACAACAAGAAGTAGTAACCTCTTATAAATAAGATGATAGCGATATCAAGAAACAATCTAACGATAGAGTCTATATAGATATATAGGTCTTAAAGTTTTTAACTTTGTCTTCCCTTAGTTGGGGTAAAGGATACGATGTCTGATGAAACTGAAGTAAAAGTCCGTAAAGGACGACCTCCTAAAGCAGCGATTGCAGCTAAGAAGAAGGGTGGCAGAGGTACTGTCGGTAGACCACAGGGTGATTCAGGTCGTATCCAGGAGTTGAAGGCTAGGTTGTTAGCAACCACAGGCGACAAAGTTATTAATAAGATTGTAGAGATTGCCATGACGGACGGTCATCCAGTTCAGGGTGCAGCTCTAAAGATGTGCATTGACAGGGTATTACCTTTGTCTTACTTTGATAAAGATAAGCAGGGTGGTTCAGTTCCTCAGATTAGTATTAACATCAGTGGTATCACCAGTCCAACGGTGTCTGCTGAAGAAACTGTGATTGATGCTGGTA